AGGTAAGTAGCACCCATAGTGTTACTATCGTCAGGGAGGGTACGTGCGCCAATGAAGTCGTCATAATACCCTGCTAACCAAAATGAATACTTTCTATCAACTGTTCTCATCTCTATCTCTCCGCAAAGTAGTCATTGAGTATGTCAATGATACGTTCTGCTGCTTCTTCTTCATTAAAGAATCCGTGGAAGTTATTGCTCATGATAACCTCGTTCTTGTGGTATAGTGTGCCTACACCCTGCTGCACTACCTGTCGATACAGGGAGCCAGTCACGTTGCCATACTGACCACCAAAGAATAATTCCTCTCTTGCCCCACTGAAATTGTATATCTCTTCAGTCAAGTTACTTATGTCATCTGCAACAACACTAATACCATCACCAGCATAAATACTTTCAGTTCTAATCTGCTGCAACTTTTCCAAAAAGTCTTCTGCTGATTGCACACTCTTGAATATACCATCGTCTACTAATTTTAAGTTTTCGATAAAGGACTTATCCCCCAACAAATCTTCCAAAACTTCATATTGACTCTTACTGAAATCTTTTCCTGCTAATCTATATGCTATGGCTGCATTGGCTAATTCTGTAATGGTTGCGGTAGCCTGTAATCCCAAAACATCAGTCAATTGAGAATAATACATTTCAGACCCTTCGCCACCTAAGATTTTTGCCCCTTCTTCCATTACTCCTTGTATTGTCTCTAAGGCTGAGTAACCCCACCATTTTTCATCCACCATGCTGCTTATCAAACCCTGCAAAGCCTCCACACGTTCCTTGTTATGGACATTCATCTGTCCTGCGGCTGCTTCATGTGCTTCTACTATTATCCTTACTTCCTCCAATGCCTTTTCTGCATACTTCCTTTCAACATCGGTCAGTTGCTTGAAAGTTGTTTTCTCATGTTCCAATAAATCATCATATATTCTCTTTGCTTCATCAGCACTACCGGCTAATTGTGCAATACTTTGTTCTCCAAGACCGAGCCTTGCTTGAAGGAACGGGTCTCTTATCAAAGCCCCCTCTCTCGATTCTAATTCCTCTAATGTTTGCCCTAATCTCAACATTTCTTCATTGAGGTCTGCTACTCTCTTGGCGGAGCGTTCTGCTGCTGCTGCTGCGTCATCAAATAAATTGACTATGTAAATAGCACCTAATATGCTGGCTATTCCACCAAGAGTCATCCAAAACTTATTTGCTGCGGTTGCCATATTATTCCAACCAACAGCAGCGGCGGCTGCTTGTACTGCCTGCATAGCCATATGGCCCATCATAGGAATCATAGCAAGATTCATGGCTATCATGGACTTTCTCATAGTGTCAGCATCGTTACTCATAGAAGCCATCATGGGCATTCCTATTGACATTACATTCAGGGTGCCAGTGAATATACCTAATTGTGCCTTTACCATTTTCAATTGGTGCATCATATGTTCACTCTTTTTCTTCTGTAACTGATTGTCTGCTTGCATTATTCCAAGCAACTCCATTGACTCTAACAGAATCTTATGTAAGTTCGCCCCCTGCTCTTTCATTTGGTCAGCAGTTGCAGCCCTTATTTGTAATTCTTCTTCAAGTAAGACCAAAAGATTGTTTTCGTTCATCCACTCATAAAGAGCCTCGCTCGACTGAGCATCCATTAGAGCCAGCAATTCCTTCTCTAAAGTTGCTTGTTGCTCCAGCATTTCATTGTATATCTTCTCCTTTTCCAAGATACTGCTTAGGTGAAACAACTCTCCCTTCAAACGGTATTCTGCACCTTCCATAGCCTTCAATCGACCTTGCTCTACACCTACTAATCTACGTAATTCTCTATACTGCGCCTCATATTTTTCTCTTGCGCCTTCAGCCCAATATACTGTACCTTGCATATCTTTCCATCTTAGTTTTTCGCCGGCTAACATCGCCTGCATTGAATTGACTTCTCTTTGTTTGAATGTTGCCCTATCACGCTGGGCCGACATCTGCATGGTCAGGACTCTTAATTCTTCCTTAGCAAGAACCATATGCTCCCTTGCTTTCTCTACTGATATAGTAGCATGACGGAACCTCCCATTTTCCAATCTTGACATACCGAGTCTTGTCCTTGACATTCTTTCATCCATCTCCCATTGATTCTGAAGTAACTTGAGTTGCTCTTTCATATGCCCCTTCAATTCATTTCCAATATTCAATAATCGTTCATTCCATTGAACCCTTTGCTCATCCAGTATGAATGCCTTTCTCCTATCTTCATTGGCTGCTACCCATATTATCAATCTTCTTTTTTCTGCTGCTTCCATTTGCTCCTTTATTTGTAGCATCCTCTTTTCATTCTCAGCAGCAAACATCAACTTCTCATTCATCTCTCCTTGAGTAGCGAGAATGGCTTTGTGGACCTTTCTCATGTTTTCCGTAGTTTGGTTACTTATGTCCATAAGAGATGTGCTTTTATGGAACTGTCTATTGACAGCAATAGTTTCACCTCTTATAGCAGCAAGAACTGACCGCATGGTTCCAAAGGCGACAGCAATACCACGTGCGGCAATCTGCATCTGTATGAAGGGACCAACGATAGCCGATACTTCACGCATATTGACCATAAAATTAGCAAACTTTTCATACTCTTCCCCATAATTACCCGAAACAAACTTCTCTAATTCTTGGTTCCATAACAAAGTTGCCTGCTTACCAGCAATCATACCGGGAAGAAGGGCTGTACCTATGGCAGCATCTACATTTTCTATCTGTGCCTCTAATTTTTCTAACGTAACCGCATTTGTCTCTAATCTTCTGCCCACTTCTTCTTGTGCTGAATCAAAATCATAGAGTGCGTCATCCGTTAAAGCAGTAACTCTACCCAAACCCTCCATCAATTTAATGAAACGGACATAGTGGCGATTACCTGATACGGTCTGAGCGATATTCTGTTGCTGAATACCTGTTAACTCATCCCAACCCTTCTCCTTCAAATCAATCATTATATCCTTTAGGGTTTTCATATTCCCCTCTTGGTTGACAACCTCAATACCCATAGCCTGCATCTCTTCTCTTGCACCAGCGATGTCACCACCAAGTCGAGCATACATCATACGCAAGGCTCGACCAGCAGCACCCTGCTGTTCACCAGCCTCAATCAAGGCCGCAGACATAGCAGCCATTTCAGCGATAGATGAATTAGTCAGGCTGGCTTGGGATGCGAATTGGTTCATAGTATAAGTCAACTGTTCCATTGTGGCAATACTACGGTTTTCGACAGTATTCAATTGGTTAAGGACTTCTATGCTATTTTTTCTGAAGATATTTTCTTTATCAACAGCCTGAAGTAAATTGAATTGGGCAGCACTTAATTTTTCAGTCTTCTGAAGATTTGTTGCCATATGGAACCCAGTCTGTTGCATAAGGTTGGTCAGACGACGCATAGCAGCGTCGGTTTCCATTCCTGAAATCAAACCAAACATTACACCAATTTCAGTCCCAGCACCAATAGTGGATTTACCTATGACAGCCCCCATCTGAGCCATACGTGAAGCAGCCTTCAATGCTTGCTCACCAGTAAATGCGTATGCTTCACCAGTAGCGACAATGCTATCAACTAATGAAGGTAACAAACCTTCTAAATCGTCACTGACGTTAACGAACTTCTCAAAGTCGATACGGGCTTCTTCAAATGCTCTTGAGGATGCTATGACTTCTTCTGTGAACTCATCGACCATTTGACCCAGTGCTTGAAACTCTCCAGTAAGGGTATTGAGAGTATCAAGGTACGCTGCCTTCATCATGGTGTTGATGGTCTTAGTATCAGCGAGAAGTCTTTGGGCGTTAAATGTGGCAAGCACGTCGAAAAAGACTTGTGCGCCACCTGTACGTGCCATAGTTACTCCCCCTTATCCCTACTTATTCCCTGCTTTTTAAGTATTGCCAACATTTCCTCGCCGCTTATCATATCATCATCAAGCCTGCGCTTTCTTTGACGCTTGCGAGCCTCCATAGCCGCACCACTTTTGTTCTTGGAATCCTCGGTAGACTCCTTGATTTGGTCGTGAATCTCGCCCAATACGGCAAGGTCGAACTCCAATCGCTTCCAACCTTCCATACCTTCGTACTTGTCCACAAGGTCGGACGGCAGCACCCCCTTGTAGGAGGAACATAGTGACGGGGCTACTCGTCCGATAAGTCCAAAGGGGGCGCACCTTCCTCATCTCCTTCTGCGCCTCCACGTACAAACATGAATATGTCCCGCAATTCTTCAGCGGTCAAGGTATTCACATCAAAACCTTCTGTCAATATACAAGGTGGGACAAGAATCATCATTTGCTCTTGCATTGAGCCACCCAATTCTTCAGTATAAGCCATAAACTCTTCCATTTGTTCTTCAGTCCACTTGGACTGGTCGAAACCAAAGTGTCTATACTTTCTGAACGCCTTTGCGAGAATACTCTCAAAAGGCATTTTTTCCATACCGGATGCTTGGCGCACCTGTATTTTACTTCCGTCGTCTAATTCAATCTCTTTACTTAGTACCGGCATCTTTCTCACTCTTCTTTGCTTTACTCTTCTTTGCTGTCTTCTTCTTTGCTGGTGCCTTTACAGGCTTTGAGGTTGGTCTTGCATCTCCACGTGGCATCTTAATCACCTTACTGGTCTTCCCATATGATATAGACAATACACTGATTGTCGTTCTTGTTTCTTTCAACTATGAATTGGTAAATGACATCCCCATCAGCAAAAGTGGCACCACGTAGAGTTGTTTGAAGGTCAGTGGCAATATCATCCATGTTGGTTGATACCTTTGTGACGGTTAGATTCGCCTTGGTTCCGATGGCTATACCGCCATTGTTTGCCATGCTTACTCACCAGCCTCTTCCTTCTTGGCTGCTTTCTTCTTTGGGGCAGCAGCCTTGGCTGGTCGGCATAGGCACATTCTGTCGATTGGTCCCTTTTCGGTCCAACCTGCAATCTTCTTCAGGTCGGCTTCGCTTAATTCAACGCCCTTGGATTCGGCGTATGCTACTGGGTCAAACTTTTCGCTCATCTTAATCACCTCAAATGCTGTCGTACTTGGTATCAACACCGCTACCCGCACCAGTGTTTGCTGTGTCCCATACTATCTGCATGGCTTGTGGGGTTGACATACCGGAATCAAGGTTCATGTATGCTTTGAATCCTGTGGTCATGGTTTCTGCATCACGACCTGATACACCGGCTGCTGGTGCTTCATATCGCACATTGTAAAGTAGTATCTCGCTGGTATTGGTTCCGTCGCTGAGAAGCAACTTGACTGCATAGGTAGTGTTTGCATCTTCAAGGCCACCGGCTGCAATCATTTCATCATAGGTTGGCTCATTGTTTAGGCTACTTGTGCTGGAGAATAGTGGACGAGTGAACTCCAATGTTCCACTTACTTCCCTGCGCTGCATGATTGGCTTTCGGGTGAAAGTATCGCTACCAAGCGCACAAGCATTGTCAGTATCGAGGTTGTTGTTCAACTCGATTGTAAAGGAACGGATATAGACTGAATCATCGGAATCTGCCATGAAGCGGACCGAGGAATCCTTGAAGTGGAAACCGTCAACTGCATTTGCACCGGACTTGTTGTTTCCAACGCCCCAATCAGGGGTTGACAATGCGCCAGTTGCTTCTTCAGACTGACCAATCAGGGAGAAAGATGCGGTGACATATTCTCCAATGGTTGCGCTGATGCTCATTCTGTTGACCATCATACCCTTGAAGGTGTGTTCCTTGTCATCACGACCAACCTTGACTGTCAAAGATGCTAAGTCATTTGTGGACTTTTCTTTCAACCAATGCTGGCCGGTACTCACACTGTCGTCTCCGCCCATAGCAGCATACATAAGCATACCGCAGAAGTCGTCAGCCTGAAGGACAAAGTTGAGGTCGCCCTCAGTATATTGCTTTCCTACTGCGCTGTTATGTGCTGCCCAGTACGACATATCGTTTCTTTCAATGATGTCATAAGTCTGCTTGAGATTCTCGTCGTCAACGAATCCGTATAGAGTTGCACCTGCGGCTGTACCATAGGTTGCCCCTTCACGGGCTATTGAGACATATCGGTTTGCGAATGATGCCATATTATCACCTGTCCTATCATTCGTTAGGTATTGGGTGATATTTAAGTATTATCACCTGCTCAACATTGATAGTAGTCGTCTATATGTTAGTGTTAGTATGTGAACGCATACCACTTCATCATTGTCCATCTTGGTGTCAAACTCGGCGGTATAGGCATTCAGGGAGTTATCATTTGGGGATGTGCCGGTGGCAGAATATAACTCATCGAACACATCACCCATAATATTTATACCGAGGCGATAAGCATTCTTATAATCTGTTCCACGGGTAGTAACATAGATTACTACATCGAACATCTGTTCGATTCTTACGCCGCCGAGAGCATCGAACTGAGGACTTGTAAGGTTCTTAAGAACTACGTGAATACTGGGTGGATATACTCTTGAAATCATATCAGAAGACAAATCATAGCCGTATAGTATGGCCGAGTCGCTGACGTAATTCTTGATGAAGGTCCTCTTGCTATCCTTGAGTACGTTGACTGTTTCGATACCCATTTGAAGTAGCGTTTGTGAACCAAAGGCAGACTCCATCATTTCATCAGGAGAGAATGCGCCAAAGGTGCTGGCATATACGTTCTGCCAGTCGATAGTCCCAGTATTGTTGCCCCATTGTATTTTCTTAACACCGCTGCTATCATTGGTTCCATTGACCTGTAAGAACAAGTCTGTTGCATCATCATCCTCAATAATTTCACGGTAATATAGTGTGGCTACACCGGCTGATGTCAAGGTCAGCCGAAGGATAAGTGGGACTGGTTCTTCATCTGTCATGTCGGGGTCAAGGTCGGGGGATGTAGCAGTAGTCGCTCCAACAAGACTGAAGGTTCCACCGGCTGCTACCTGCACTTGAACACTATGAGTCCCATTATCAAGGAACATAATTACTTCTCCATTGTTGGGTGTTGAGTTATAATTGAAACAGGTGAATAAAGTATAGGCCGTAGTAGTCGGTGTGATGTGGTAATCATTATCACTGACTCTCCACGCACCGCCTGAAGCCGCTGGTGAACCTGAACCAGTCTTGGTCCATACTTCATTAAGGCTGGTATCTGTGGGACTAACCGGATTATCACCGTTAAGGCGAGCATCCCAGTAATCTGTTCTTGTTGCTACTGCCATCATCGACCACCCCATGCTTTCTGTATAGCATCCTGTATAGCATCAGGCATTTGTGGGACTGCCTTATCATACCAAGATGTTAACCAACCTACGTTGCCTGCCTTTTTGAAACCGGGATGCTTTGGGCTTCTATGCACATTGATAAAGCCCTGTTCCGTTTTCTTTCCAACAGCCCACGGATATTGAAACGGAGTAACACCGTACTCATAGTAGATGGCAATTTTACCACCACGGGTGGCAGTAGGCCCACCTTCTTCTATTGGGTCAGCACCAGCCCTAACTGCGGCATCTGCTGGGCCGAGGAATCCTTGACCCTGCTCACCTGTTTCGACAATCAAAGAATCAGCGATGTCTTTCTCATTCCCATCACCCCTCTTTAACATGGAATAAATATCATTCTTTGTTTCCCGAAGGACTCTTGATATGGCTTCTTGGAATAATTGGCGAGCCTGCTTTTTCATTTCACGTGCAGCGGCCCTCCACTGCCTATCGTCCCATGTGGCAGTAAATCCAGCACCGCCACCTTCAGTATGAATCTTCCAACCCATTAGTCCACGCTCCCAAGATGGGCGATACGCTTTAGGTTCAATTCGCCACGCTCTCGGAGGACATTTTGGCGAACTGGGTCTGAGCCTGCGGTATGGAAAACCGCTTCATCCTCAAGATAGTAGGCTGCTGCAAGGTCGGCACATACTTCACGGAGAACGTGCGCCATCTCTCCTTCGGTCACGGTATCGCCGTTGCCGTGGTCAAAGGATAGGCCAGTTACGCCTGTCAAGTCGTTGGTGCTTTTTCCAGTCCATGCAAAGGAATCGCCATTGATGTCGCCATTACCTGCGCTTGAGAAGGATGAGCCACTTGCTAAGGTAATAGTTGTTGCACCAGCGGTAACTGCACCATTAAGAGTAGTGGATGCAATAGACTTTGTTGGAGCATCCCTACCGTAGTATCGGAACTCTTGGTCTATGTCAATACTGCTGCGACGGACTGCTGCTGTCAAACGAGTCGCTGCTCTTGTACGCTGTGCGCTGTCAAGGCCAAGCCTCATACCAACGTCGGCATTAGAACAGTAATACGTTGCAGCCATGCGTCTCACTCCTTAACTTCTTCAACCGCTTCCTTGATGTCTTCAATAGTATCAGTAATGTCTTCAAGGCTTAATCCATCAGCAAGTCGCTTCTTGATAACCTTGTATAACCCGTAACCTACGGGGACTGCTGCTATTACTATTCCTATTATGTATTCAATTTGCATCTCTATCACCTTTGTATTCTATGTTTATGACTGCGCTGTGGGGTATCATGGTAAAGTGACGTAGTTCACCGGGCCTATATATCTTGTAGCCGTGGTCTGTTTCTTCAATGTTCACATTCGCATAACACCTTTCCGGTGGCCTATAAATTATTTTTCCTTTTCTCATTCATACCAACCCTAATGCTTGTAGTGCGTCTAATAACGCATTTAATTTACTCTCTAACGCTGCTACCGCAGCCTGTGTTGTGGCTTGGTCAGCGGCTACGCCATCGAGAGGAATAGAGCCACCTGCTGCTGTCGCCACAGCATTTATAGTGGCTGACCCAATATCTGCTACTGCGGTTTTGGTGACTGGTGTTGCCCCATAAAAACCAACCTTTGAACTGGCACCTGCAATATTAACTGCGTCATCACCTGCGTCGCACTTGAATAAGTTTGCATCTCCACTACCTTCAACTCTAAAGTTAATGTCTGCACCTGTTTCATTTACTATAACATTACCTCCTTGCATTCTAAAATGTTCTACACCATCAGTTCCCGCTTGACTAACATCAAAAATTATTCTTCCGTCTTCTGTTCCAGTATCAGCATCTTGACAGTCAGAATATATTTGGGCAAATGTATGAAGATTACCTGCGGTATCGTCGGCTTTGAACTTAATATGCCCAATATCTCTTGAATCTGCACCTGTCCCTGTGCTTCTCCAAAACACAATTTCAGGTTCATTACCAGCAGTTCCAGTATTTTCTATTAAAATTGTAGGTTCTGACCCGTCTGCATCTGATAGATGTAACGCTTCATCAGGACTTGCTGTCCCAATACCTACCTTGCCTGTGGAGTCATCAACGAAAAAGTCACCACTACCAACATTAAAGTCGCCTGTCAGTGCTAATGTGCTTCCATCAAAAGTAAGATTGGCTTCACCTTGAATTGCATTTGAACCTGTCACAGTAGTTATTGTATTGTCGGTACTCCCTGAAAGCGAAACACCCCCACCACCAGCCCCTAATTGGGTATCGGTTCCAGCGTCGTCTGTAAAATATAATTCATTTGGAGTATCATTCTTTACCCACAGAATACCTTTACCTGCTGTTGGTGATACGGGATGGTCTGCTTGCTCATCAAGAACTAATCCTGTTGGGTCGATAATACCACCGACAGTTAATTTATCACGCACTATTAAATTATCATAGTAGGCATTATTCAGTTGTGGGTTGGAATGATATATTCCTTCTGAAACCCTGACAAAGTTCCAAGAACCATATATCACCGGCTTCTTAACCAACTGTATAATGTCATTCTCGGTTGAGCCTGTCAATGACCCTTTAAGCAAAGTGTTAGGTGCGATAGTCAAATTATTACAATATAGTTTCTTGCTACTGGATATAAGACAATAATCCCCAGCAGCCGTTCCTCCCAATACATGAATACCATGCCATTTGGCTGAGAAGTCACCATTACCATAGGTTGTCGAACCAGTAACAGGTATTTCAAAACCAGCACTTCTCGCTGTAAAGCCCCATGTCGATAGACCAGCATCCCATTGATTAGAATTGTAGTCCAATTGGTCTGTTGTTCCAGCCTGTAATACAAATATCTTTTTACTATCATTGGCTGCTGCGTTAACAGTGGTGATAGGGGCCATAATATCATTACCAGTATTAGTCAACTGTAATTTGTAGAAAGTAGTTGTTTCACCGAACTCGGTGCTGGTAGGAGTCTTATATTGGGGAGAAAAATATGTAGCGGTGCTACAAGTAACTATTGGGTGGGGACCCGTATCAAAATGTAGCCGGCTGCTTGAACTTGACCACGATGAGCCGTCAATAGCATAGGTGATATTACCTATGTTATAGAACCCAGCATTTTTACCATTGAGAATATAGCGATTGGTATAATTACCAGCCGTACCTGATGTTATTATTGCCCCACTGAATATAACACTCTTTGCTGAACCAGCATCTAATTTGCAGCCAAGACGTAAGGCTTGTGTTGACATATTTTGAGTTAAAGTAATTGTTCTTTCAATACTACTAATGCCAACTCCTATGTCATCAGCCACAGCGATTGATTCATTGGTCAGACTACCTGTAACAGTTATTGTATCAGCACTACTACCAGTCCCTATTGTGGCTATTTCATAAGTGCCGTCATTATTTGTAGTACCATTCACCAAAATGCCCATACCAACACTAAAACCACTCCATGATTGATTGTCACCAAGAGTTATCTTTGACCCAGTATTCACAAATTGAATATGGTTGGTTTCTAATGACACTACTTCTCCGTAAGCGTCATCCACAAATACTTCATCCACAGCAGTAGTTAAATCCCACGTACAAGGAGCGAAGCCTTTATTATTGTCTATGGTTGTAGCATTACCGAATACTACTGTATCATTTGCAGCAGGTTTGCCGGCGGAACCTCCGCCATTAGCAGCAGTATTCCAATTTGCATCAGTATCGGCTGTGGCTGCTGAAACCCCATTAGCGACCCAATATCTTGTTGCCATCTAACCCCTCACGTCAATTGTGTAGAGGTTTGGTATTCGGAGTAAGCAGAACCAGCAGCCTCGGCTATCAGTTTCAATGCTATTGCTCCACGTTCCTGAAAAACCTTCATCTGCTCTTTGAACCTACGGTCTTGCTCACCTCTATCGTTCTCAGGTACGGTACTTACATATGTATCTATAAGGACTGAAAGGCAGTCAGCGCATACCAGCATCTTAACTGCGTCATCTTTCAAGGCATCTGATACCTTGTCGGGGGAATCGGTAGCAAGGTATTGTGTTCCCCTTGCTCTCTTGTTGACTTCATTGGTGCGGACAGTAACATACTCCGTAATGGTTCCTTCATTCAAACCACGTGGGCGGTTGAGAAGGTCACGAATCTGTGCGTTTGTTACTGCCATCAATACCACCGAGGGGCCACTTGTTTGAAAAATCTTTGGGAACATCCAACATTATTGCATCGTCAGGTGCTTCCAGCGTTCTACCAAGGATAAAAACAAGATTGGATTCAGCAATCATCTTAGCCATGCGACTATTGGGAACCCAATATACCTTGTCCCACTCTTCCAACATACCGACAGGATGATTCTCCTTACGGCTGTTTGGTCGGCATAAGCGGAATAACCAACCCTTGCCGGGTCGCCAATGCCTAAGCCTATGCTTAATGTCATCAACCTTGGCACTCTTTGGCACAGGAATGCCGACTTCACGACACTCCTGTACCAATGCTGCTTTCGCCAATTACTCAACCCCAATCAGGATATTACACCAGTAATCTTGCATATCCTGTTTGACTTGTCGGATGCTGCACCATCTTGGTGCTGGTGAATAACCAGTCCGTAGTAGGAGGTCAAGAGCCATGAGTAGCCCATACCTTCGATGCGGGTCATCTCAGTCTCCATGAATCCATCTCCGTTATACTGGAAGAACTCAGCGGTTTCTGCACCGGGAATCATCAAAATTGCGCTGGTGCTGATTGCTCCAGTTGCTCCGTAATCACGGGTGTAGTAAATGCGTAGGTTTGCTACTCGGCCCATGTGTTCCTCAAGGGACTCAACGACGTTGCCGTATAGTTGAGTGTTCATTAGAACGCTGCGGACGCTGGCTGGGACGACAAGTGCCATTGGCTCGTTGCCGCTGACTCTTGCGTTAGCAAAGATTAGGTCCATAGCATCAAGAATGTCCTTCTCTTCATCTGCTCCGGCGGTTCCCCATACTGCGGTTGCAGCCTGAGTCTGTCCGGCTCCAGCAAGTAGGTCAGTTAGAATCTTGTTGTCGATGCTGTCTGCACGTGCTTGGATAATAGCCATCTGCTGTCGGCTCAAGTTGTCCCATGACTCTCCACGTAGGAGGGTGCTGTCAAGGAAAACAACTCTTCCCTGACCCTTTAGGAGAACGACTGAGTAGTTAGCAGTTCCAACATTGGTTGGGTCCACTACTGCATTGTCATCCAATGGGTAGGTGAAGGTTCCCTGTGCGCCGGTGTACCACTTGAAAGTGGTCCAATCAACGGTTCGGGTTCCGACAAGTTGTGTTCCAATGGCAATTGTGGTGGACTGCAATTGGATGAAGTCTCTCAAGGTCTGTTCAAGAACAACCTGTCCCTTACCGAATGGTCCGGTCACGCTGTTCACTGCGCTGTCTGCATATACAATTTCTTCAAGTGTCTGTTTGCTCATTCTAATCATCTCCTAATCAGGCTGTGTCTGCCCCGCCAGTTGCGACAGGAATCAAATCACCAGCAGTTGTGCTTGCTGCACCGCTTCCGACATAAATGCCGAGTTTCTTGCTGGAGTGGTCGTTGGAATCAATTACTTGTCCACTTGCGCCCACATAAACGATAAGTCCAGTTGTAAATGTCTGAGAAGCCTCAGCCTGAACCAGTAGGACTCCGCCAAGAGGGTACATAGCCACAGTTGCGCCGGATGTCTCCAATGTTCCTGCTGCATCACGGCTACTCTCATCAGCACTTACGCCGATGCAGATTTCACCATCTGCACTTAGGTCTACTGTGTTGTTGGTGCTATCGTTCACCAAACATAGTCCTGCACCTGATACTGTGGTGCTGGATTTAAGGTCCATATTTACTGCTTCTGTTCCGCTTGCGTATGTCATTTCAAATCAACTCCTTTGCGTCTGCCCATAGAGGTGCTTTTACTTGGTCCTTGTCCATCATACCGTTGTATGCCTTAGCCCAAGCGTTCCATGCTCTCTCATATAGGGATTCATCAGTCTCAACAAGTTTTCCGTTGAGGTAGTTAGCAACAACGCTGACTGGCTCAGGTGCTTCGACGCTGGCCTGTACTGGTGCTGCTGGAGTGGCTGGTAGCATCTCGACTACTTCAGGTTCAGGTGTTGGCTCAGGGCGGCTTGCCTCCCATGATGCGATTACCTTCTCAAGTGTCTCAACGCCAAAGTCCTCGTGACCGTTTAGTCCGAGTTCGCTTGCCTTCTCAACAAGTTTCATTCTATCGTTCTCGATACGTGATGCTTCCTTCGCCTCAAACTCAGCGATTCGTGCTTCACGGAGAACCATGTCGGCCTTAACAGCCTCCAATTCTGCTTCCAAAGTTTCATTCGTTATCTCATCAGTCATACTAATCACTGTTTCCGATTGAACGGTGGTAGTGGTTAGGTGATTATTAAACATTTCCTTAGATTCAGCAATTTCAACCTTTACAATCTCTTCTATATTCGCCTTCTCATAGGCTGGGCGGTGAACAATAGCGAGGTGGTCGAACTCAAATGATTCTCCAAAGAACATTTCACGGCGACCATCATCATGTGATACTACCTTTACAGGAACTCCAGTGCCTCCAATGGAAACCCCATAGTCGGGGCGTAGGTAAAGGCCGGATTCAAGGGATGCGAATAATTCTTCTCGGTGAACCTCACCAACATATCGCACTTCCCAACCATCTTCTGTAACATTGAATGTGGCTTCAGTAATAACTCCCACCACGGCTTCTTCAACACCACCATCCATGTTTCTTGTGAAGCGACCACCCTCCGGCGTTGGGTGATACAATGTAATATCTGCTCCTATCATGTTACTTGTTACAGCCTGTGCGCCTTCAGCGGTCAAGCCCCAACCATTCTTATTGATACCGTCGTGGAATGCAATACCACTTATGCGAATAATAGTCTTGCCAGTAGATGCTTCGACTATTGAAGATACTTCTCCAATATCCAAGTCCAATGTAACTGCTACTGGTTGACAATACCCATCTATCATTTTTTCTCCAACAGGGCATTCGGCCCCCTCAAATGTATGGCCCTTATGTGCTTCCATACATTGTTCAGTAGTATATCCCATAGCCTCACATCGGGACATATATTCATCATGGGTTTCGTCATCTTTTGGTATTGGTTCTGCTGCCTCAACACCTTCAACACCGTCACACCCACAACCACAAGACATATTTGATATAACGGCACCATCTGATTTTTCAATATTTGCCTTTTGCTCAAACTTGCTATTGCAGAATGCAAAACGCTGCTTTTCATTTGGAAAATCGCTGACTGCTTCTGAGTCACCCATGCAACGGTCTACAAAATCGTCACGGGATTCGCCGGGACTGGGGGATGGCATTACTCTCCCTTTCCTTTCTTAATTGGCACTTTATCCATCAGTTGACTGTGCGATTGGTCGCTGGTTTCCAATGAATGCTTATGGGATTGAGCAAGTCTCTCAATCTCCATTTGGTGATTCTGCAAGGTTTCTTCCATCTCTCTTTGGTGCTTCAATTGAATTGGTATATTGTCAACTTCTTGAACCTGCTCAGACTCCCACATTCTAAGTACGGTTTGTAGTGCTGGCGCAGCAACACCACCAATGATTGCGATAAGTGCGATAAATCCGTCAAGGTTCTGCAATACAACATCAGGTTTCCATATACCCATACCAACAACAGCAGCACAAGCAAGCAACCATAGGTATATTGCAGGTAGTACAGTCTTCTTTACCATTTTGTCATTAAATGTATTCCCATTACTTTGTATCTTCATTTTTCATCACCTCTCTCATATGGCACACGTCGCAGTAGTCTGATAGTATTTTGCTTCTTATGTGACATGGAACGCCATTGACTCGCACTTCACACTTCTTTGACATCCTCCACCACCATTTCATTTTCTCTTGGCATTTCACCAACTGAGCCACCACTATTTACTCTTTCATCACCATCGGCTTCACTTGGCATACCAAGTATCTCAAGCGTTTGGTTGAGAGTTAAAATACCGGAGGTATAACCGAGGGCTGCTCTTTGCATGGTAGTAGTAGCAGACTCTTCATCAACTGAACCGAACTCCAACGGGGGAATATCCTTCTGTCGGTGTTCAATACCCAAGAGAGTTAGATGTCGGCTAAACAAGTCCCTGATAGATTCAACAAGAACTTGCTGAAGTCTGCGAATAGCCTGCACCGACCACTGGTTAGCATTGAATGTTGCTGCAAAGGTTGAACCCTTTTCTTGCCCCATACTGACTCTTGGCACATGAAGCACTGAGGATATGTCAGCATTTACTTGGTCGAGGAAACCTGAATTGTCCGGCACAGTATTGCGGATGTCAACGTGGTGCATTTGAACATAATGTGGTAGGATTGGGATTTGGTCTGCACGTAGACCATCAAGTAGTGTTCCTACATTCTTCATGATTGTAGCCAAGCGTTCCTTTTGCTCGGCTGGGTCTGCTACATTCTCAACGGCTTCGGGACCAATGCTGATATACTGCTTGGTCATCGAATCCTCAAGTGCGATGCGATTATTCATACTGTTATACTTGGCACGAATAGCCTGCTTAAGACTGGAGAATCGGGATGCACCCCATACACCATAGGTCCAGCGACCCAACGGGTCCTCAAACCAATGGGACCTGAAATCAATTCTTACGTGGAGTATCTCGCTGGCAGGGAATATCTGAGTATCTATCTTATTCTCCCTGAAAATATACTTGTCTGCGAACATGATAGGGTTGTCCTTGCCAGCAGCAAAGGGAATGTCCCTATTGTCAACAATGGTAATTTGGTTAATAGGTAGTGATTGAACCGCCACTATACCATCACCGGAACGACCAATCAACTTGTTGATGTCATTCCCATAGACCATGAGGTTTCTCATAGCATTGATAAGGATGTCATCAAAGTCTAACTTTTCCTCAACCAACTCCTTGATAGCATTCCTGATGGTAGCATTCTTGGCATCCTTGTAGCGCACATAATAATTGTTGGCTGTCAGGCTAATGTTCCTAACTGCACCATTGAGTTCAGGGTCAAACTTCAACATGGAGTCATACAAGTCAAAGATAGTGTCATAGTTAGTATCTTTCCTGAACTTCTCGGTATCTTCAAATATATCGCTCATTCCAGCGATAGCAGCGAAGGGGGTTTTGCTTGGCGTTAAAGTAGCCACTACTGGCTTCGGTTCCGGCACTTCTTCCGGCTTTCTCCGTAACCACGAAAACAGATTCATAATATTTATGACAGACCCTTTGTTATTTCAAGGTTGCTCATCCGGTGACAAGAAAGAAAATAAACCAGCAAAAAAGCCCAAAAGTCCCCAAACCCATTGTATAAGACGCTACTTTTCGTGAAATATACTGGTCAAGAGAGTAAATCGGCCCTTCCTTGATGTCCTGAAGGTCGGCTGAAATTGTCTGAAGAGTATCGTTGATACTTATTGACGACGTTTCAAGATTTTTGATACGGAGGTCCAAATCTTCTTCATGCCGCATATGAGAACGTACATCGGTAGCAAGGTCATCAACTCTATCCTTTATCATGTCTATCCGAGTTATTAGATTCATCAGTGCTTCGTCCATTTTTCCTCACCTTCTTCCATAACCACCTTGTTGAAAATAATAAAAATGTTAATTCCAATATGAATAAAATAACCATCTCCGCTGAACCCCAACCGGGGACTTCATAACACCCTTGAAGCATTTCATCATAGCAGACCACAAAAGGTTCTGTTCCAGTGATTGCATCCCAAAATCCCTCCAGCGTGTCCCCGTCAACTTCTTTCCCCATGAGGTATAAAACACTCCATGTATGTATCATTATTTGTATGTTTGGTTTAGAAAAGTGATACGTGCTTACCCGATGGCCTATGCGTAGGCTTGGGTTCTTTATTACCACGCCACGATTCTGTGGTTGTTGTAGCCGATACCATAGGCATTGGGGATTCTCCGGTCATAGTAAAGCGGTCGATTGCGTGGGCAAGAGCCATGACTGTATCATTATGCTTGCCAACATCTACTATCTCCCCACCTTTCCATACATGAGTATCTAATTCGTGCCATATGATATTGACCTTATCACGGGTTTCGATATTGCCGTAGGGCCAATTAACCTTATCTTGTTCAAACCATGTTCGCAGGCGATTCAGAAGCCCCTGCTTTAATCCCTTATTGGATGCCTTGCTGGGATGAAAGTCAATAATAGCACCCTTCTGTTCAAGTAGGGTTTCATAAAGTCGTTGAAAACCAACATCTTCTGCGGCCACCGTAGGATTACCATAACGATTACACCACTCGATTATTGTGTCCGCTTGTTTGTCCGGCGGAAAATCATTACGTCGCCACATATCAACAAAATGGACTATGCCTTCAGCATCTTGCCGTAACACTATTAACACAGTATGGTCTTTACCTATACCATGAGAGGGGTCGAATCCGATAACGTAGCGACTATCATCACTTTGATTGCTACTACTGATTACGGCCTCCATGTCTATATTTTTCCTGACACTGCCTCTCTTGAAGACTTGGGCATCATCGTCCACGACCTTACACAAGTACTCTTGAGTGAAGGCGAGGTCGTCCTCCAAAGCGAGTTTCTGTTCCAAAAGGAAACGGGTGGAACGGAACTCGGGCCAAAGGGCGACTAACTCCACGTTCTCAGGGTCAGCCTGATAATCGTCCCAATTTGGGAATGCTGACCAACGACCTGACTTCCATGAAGGTTTGTCCAGCATTTGAGTATGGTAAAGGTCAGTATGGGCCATCGGAGTTCCGACAACGAATAAGAAGGATTGTGGGTCCAGCATTGGTGTTACTACTTTCTTGAACCAGTCGTTGACTGTTTCCATTGTTAAGTCGCCTATTTCAGCGAGAACGTCATCGAGTGCTACAACACCGGGATGCTCACCACGGATAGATGCTCCGACTGATGTTGCCTTTATCCATGCCCCATTTGTGAATTGTATCTTCTGCTTGTTTGACCTGCGCTCATTTATCTGCTTACGCAATTCGGGATGCCTCATCATATCTTCCTTTATCTCTTCAAGACGATTGACAGCCTGTTTGATGGATGCTGAGAATAACCATATTGTCATAGGCTTTCCTTTGAACTGCTCAAAGAGGCACATATGCAATAACTTGACTCGGAGAGTACAGGACTTGCTGTGGCTACGGGGAGCGATAATACAGACTCGATGGACTTCAGCACCTTGTCGGTCACCGTACATATCCATCCATTCTTGAATATGGTCAGCCCACTTGTATTCATCGGATAGCCATTCATAGAAGTGCTTGATGTCATACCTCGACCTTTGCAGGTTGAAGTTAGGCATCATTGAGGTGGCCTCCGAGTCTTAGCACATTTAGCGCACCAAGGCATATTGACTATCGCAAGATTACTGCAAGTGAATACAAGACAGTATTCAGATACAGTATTGAAAGGGGCGGGCGTCGAAAATGAATCCGATGGCGTAGGAGGCAAACGCTCTCACCCGCATCAGGCTACAATGTGGCACAGCACATATACAGTACACATTGGGGAGTCGTTGCCGCCACCATCTGTCTCGGTGATATTCAAGGTTCCGCCAGCAGCGATGTCCCAGTATGCGTCATCAATGGTTGAAACACCCTTTACGGTCTTGTTTGCACCGGAGATGTCCATAGCATCAGTGATGGCATCTGTGCCATTCTTGATTGTAATAGTATCGCTGGATGTTCCAGCAGCCTGATTGACTACCCATGCGTCAATTACTCGACTCTTTTCAGTAATCTCGACTGGGATAGTTACTGTTGGTCCACCACCCATGTCAATTCTGTATAGAATTGGTATTCCAGCCGTTACATCTAAGTTGGCTAAGTCTTTCATGTTTCTTGAATCAAACAAGTTGTGAAGTTTCACGTTCCTTGGCATATTATTCACCTTGTAATATTGACAGGGATTGGGTGATACTTAAGGATTATCGTGTTGCACTCCGGCAAAGAGCGACCCTATAAGACCATGTTGCATATCTATGATATGTGCGGCTAAACCGGGGTTGCTCATGGTATAACCGCTGCGATAATGGTAGCGGTCATGACCAGCAAGACTGGGTAATTGTATGATAGTAACTCCATCACGCTCAGTAAGAGTCTGATGGTGCAGGTGGCCGTGGAACCATAGATGGTGTGTATGCTTACCCCAATCTTCACGGGCTTCAGTAGCCATGATTGGGCCGAGTTTAGTCGGGCCGAGTTTATCACCGTGGGTAAAGCCCAGTAG